GTATGAAGAAAGCTCAAGGACGGCATGGACTCTAAAGGCTGATCGAGAAGTAATTCTCGAAGGCCTGAATGAGTCATGCAACGTTTAGTGACCCGTTGAATATCCACGGTTTTTAAAAAATCCTCATGATATTCACTCGAACTCACTGGTTCGTTGAAAATCCTTTCTTCTTCCTTCATGCTTGAAACATTTTTCTCTCCGATTGAGAGATATGGAATTGAAATACAGTCCTTCATGGGTTCCATTTTCTTGAACAAATCGTGTAAGTAACACAGCTTAGCTGTTCGCTCACTCTTTTTTGTAATTAGGGGCAAGCCCCAAGAAAATGAAAGACCACCGTGACTGACTGGGACAGAGATACTCCGGACTGTTCTAGAGAGTTTTTGTCGGTTAACCGACTTAAACAACTCCTGAACGTCTTGAGGACTCTCCCCCGGCATTGCCAATTCCAGATCTCTTAAACATTCGCCAAGAACGCGACTACGTCTGTCTAAGACCATCTGCTTTCCTGATCCAACTACAGTCCCTTCTACAATAAGTTGGGAATTAACCGTCCCAAAGATGGGATGGATGTAGTTCTTCCCCGCGGAGAGGTCGAGTCCAAATTCTTGGACCGTCTCTTTCCACTTAGGGTAAGAATCAGGTGAGGTTCTCATGAGGATATCATCTCCATTTATTAAATATTTGGAGGGATGGACCCCGGAGAACTCCGCAGTACAGTCATTTAACAGACACAGCAGAGGAAAAGATAACAGAGATCCCATCAGTTGACCTGATTTCTGAAGAACCGGACTTAAGCCCGTGCTCTTTGGATAAACAAGTAAATGAGGGGAAATCTCTTTCATGGCCCAACGTTTAGTTGGTTCATGATCAATCGATTCCAAGATTCCTTTGAGAAGGGCTTTGGAGCCCTCTATTGAAAAGGAATCAGTTGCTGCTGAGTAGTCACCAGAGATCCAAACATCCCCAGGGTCCGAAGACTCATAAATACGAGAAATCGCATTTTCGAGCCTATTGGTCCCATGGGTAAGACAAAACTGTGGGAAATCCCCCAAAGCGAGCCACATGGCTCGCTGAAGGGGTTTCAAACAGAAAGTGTCCCCCTTTCCTGCCGTAATCACCCGAACCTTTAAAGGTTCGGGAACGGGCTCTACCCTCACGGGTAAAGGGCCTTCGGGCGGAAAAGCGGGAAAGTTAGGACACTTGGTGGTCCCCAATCCACTCTTAAAATCGAAAGATTCGGTAAAGCCGAATTGTTCTATTTCTTCGAGTAGAGGATTGAGGATCTC